CGTAGCTGGTGTGGCAACAAGCCGCAACGCTGCTGGTGAAGCAACAACTGTTGGAAACGCTGCTTTCTAACTTACACATTATACGGAGGCTTCGGCCTCCTTTTTTTTTCTTATGGCTACCACAACTATTGACACCGATACCGAACTATCCGCAGTGAACTCTATACTGGGAGCTATCGGACAAGCACCAATATCACAACTTAAAGATCCTAATACAGGAAATATCACAAATGATAACCCAGAGATACAATTTATATTTAATTTACTTAGAGATGCTAACATAGATGTACAGTCAGAAGGTTGGCATTTTAATACAGAGCGTCATAAACCATTTCAAAAAGATGGCAACAATAAAATAGCGATTGCCGCAGACGTTATACGAATAGACTTACCAGATAACTGGACAAGAAAGACCTTCGATTTTGTCAGACGTGGTGGTTTTCTATACGATAAGATAACTCATGAAGATACCTTTCCTGACATGCCAGCTACTTTTGATTTGGATGTAGTCAAGGTATATCCCTTTGAAGATACACCAATACCTTTTAGAAGGCATATAACTCATAGAGCAGCAAGGATGGCAGCAACTCAGCTGGTCGCTAATCCACAGCTAGTGAGATTACTAGGTGTACAGGAGCAGCAATCAAGAGCAGCTTTACAGGAGTACGAATGTAATCAAGGTAATCATACAATGTTTGGGTTTGAAGATAACACTGTACATCAAACCTATCAACCATGGAGGAATCTTAGAAGATAATGGCGGGTATTACACAAACTATTCCAAGCTATACAGGTGGTATTTCGCAACAGGCTGACCACCTTAAATTTCCGGGACAGGTAAGAGACACTGTAAACTCTATACCTGACGTAACCTTTGGTCTATTTAAAAGGCCGGGAAGTGAGAGAAAAGGGACTACACCTTTACCGAACGTACAGTCTGACGGCTCTTGGTTTCATTATTTCAGAGATGAAAATGAGGGAGCCTATATAGGACAAGTTATGACAGATGGTTCTGTTAAGATGTGGCGTTGTAGTGACGGAGCAGAAGCAACTATAGCTTATGGGCTTGGTGGTGAAGTTGCAATTAAAAAGTATCTGACCCGTAAAGCTTCAGCTAAATATACAAGAAGTGGAAACACTATTACTGTTAGTACTCATCCAGAGCAACACGGACTAAACGTTGGTGACAAGAGAACCTTTGACTTTACAGGTGGAGGAACCGATGGAGAGTATACTGTTGTTGCAGCGTCAACGACTAACACTTACACCGATTCAGTAAATCCAATAACAGCATATGGTAATTTAGGTCTTGTTGTAATACAAAATCTTTCAGCATCAACTAAAGATATCAGAGTTGGTCATCAAATTACAGCTGCATCAGGTCTTGATAATAATGTAACTATTAATACTCCAGCAACGATTACTAACATTTCACACTCTGGTAGTCTACATCTACTTGAGCTTGATAAAAAAAATGGTGGTTCAACCGGATTAAACTCTACTGCCAGTAGTATTAGCATAACTATAAGTAATCCGTATGAGTTTACTATAACCGACAGTGCAAGTGGTACAATTACTGAAAATGATTGTACATACATCGCAACAGACTCAGATGAAGAGCTGCAATTCTTAACTATTAATGATACAACTTTTGTCAGTAATCGCAGTACAGATAATCCTAACACTGTAGCTAGAGTTAACCAAAAATGCACATACTCAATACCAGCAGCACCCAGCGGAAATGCTGGAGTCGTTCTTACTACTATAAACTTACCTGACCATGGACTTGCAGTAGGAGATCAATTTGACACTCAAGTATTAAGTGAAGATATATCTAATGGGGAAAATTTAACATCACTCACAGCTCAAATTCGTACAGGAAGTCAAAAAGTTACACATGATGGCTTTATAGGTTTATCATCTTCGACAACCCCTGACATAGCGTGGATTGATAAGGATACCATAAATATACAAATCTATGTACCATCTAGTTGGACAGCAAAAAGTGGTACACTATTATTTGAGTTTCTAACTGACAGCACTCCAGATGAGCACTTTGCTATGATTGAGTTGCTGAGAACTGAAAACGGACGACAGTATGGATTAAATATAAATGATGGAGGTGAAGAGGTAACACTTAAAACTGCTACACGAGTTAAAATAGTAAAGCACACACTATATGAAGGCAATAACTCAGGTCATTGTGCGGGTATTGGTACAGAAGTGTTTAACGTCTCATCCGGTAATACTCATGTTCTCAATACCAGTGATGTAAACGTCGGTTCTGGAGACGAGTTAATAGGCATTACCAATCACGGTTTTGAAAATAGACATCCTCTAATTTACTGTGTCGCAACTGAGGGTGCTACCGGCGGTATAGGTAATTTAGATAATAAAAGAGATTATTATGTATTTAGTCCTACAACTAGTGCTTTTAAAATAACTGAACAAGATGATGAAGGATCAGCTCATAACCTGACTACTGTACCAACTAGTGGTGTTGCCACCTTTACCGACGCAACATTGGGTGTTGTTTTAGATAAAGATGGTGATGTCGTACTAGACACCTCTAAAAAAAATCTTGTATTCCGTATTTCAACTTTAGGACAACAAGGTAATGCACCGGGTAATACTACTCTTTTCCGATGCACCTATACTCCAGAAGTTACCTTACTACATGGTGGAGAAGGTTGGGAAACAGGAGATCAAGTTCTTATTTGTATGAGTAGTGTTGATGCTGGTGGAGGTACTGGATCAGGTTCTGTAGATGACAGAAGAGCTATTTATACTGTAGAAGTTACAGATCACGAAGAAACTAGTGTAGCTGCTAAATATAATAATAGCTCCACAGCGGGAGTCGTTAGACCGACCCCTACTCCATTTGATTCTGATACAGCAGTTTCAACTGATACTGTATTAGCTGGTATTGTAGCGGAACTACCTACTACTGGCCCGGGTATAACTGGTAAAATTATTGGAAGTAATTTGTATTTAAAATCAACCAGTCAATTTAATGTAGAGGTTGTAGATGATGATCTCATGCGAGTTATGCAAAGTACAACCAATGATGTTACAAGGCTACCTAATCAATGTAAACATGGATACATAGTACAGGTTAAAAACTCACGAATGGCAGACGAAGATGATTACTATCTAAAGTTTGAAGGTGAGAATGGACTAGATGGATCTGGAACATGGACAGAATGTGCGAAACCACGTATCAGTAAATCTTTATTTAATATGCCTGTTATTATTCAACGTACAGCTGTTAATAGTTTTACTGTTAGTTTAAGGACAGATAGTTTCATCTATCAAGATCGTAGAGTAGGAGATGAAACAACCAACCCATTACCTACATTTATAGGTAAGCGACTGAATAAAGTTTTATTTTTCCGTAATAGATTGGCTCTGTTAGCTGGAGAAAATGCTATACTTTCAAAAGCTGGTACTCTTGGTAAGCCTGATTTCTTTGCTGAAACTGCACTAACAATATCTGCAAATGATCCGATTGATATTTCATCTTCGTCTATGTTTCCTTCTGACTTATTTGACGGTATTGAAATCAATGCTGGCCTTCTTGTGTTTAGTTCAAACCAACAGTTTTTACTATCTTCAGATGATACAATATTAAATCCTGATACTGCTAAATTAAGAAGTGTATCTACCTATAATTATAATCAAAATGTACCGCCTATATCACTAGGAACTACTATTGCATACCTTGATAACTCAGGTAAGTTTAGTCGATTCAATGAGATGGCTAATACTGCCAGAGAAGGTGAACCTACTGTAGTTGAAAGTAGTAAACTTGTACCATCGTTGTTACCAAAAGATTTAAGTTTACTTACAAACTCAAGAGAAAACTCTCTCATCTTGATGGGTAAAGAAAACTCCGATATTGTATTTGGTTATAAATATTTTAACATTGCAGATAAAAGACAACAAGCTGCATGGTTTAGATGGAAGTTAAATAATCCACTAAAGTATCATTTTATTATAAATGATGAATACTACTTTATTGATACTGATAATTTCTTGCAGTGTATCAGAATCATTCAGTCTGACCTAGAGCCAAGTATTACACAAGATGATGTTAATTATCTAATACATCTTGATAATAGAACTACAATTAGTGGTGGTGTTTATAATACCAATACACAACTTACAACATTCAGTAATGTTACTTGGATACCAAATGTAACTACACCTAACTACGATTTAGTTTTAGTTGATACTAATGAAGATGCGACACGTGTTGGACGTTATGCTAAAGTTACTATGGTTCAAAACAGTACAACAAGCTTTACTGTCCCCGGAAACTGGTCTAGTGCTACTTTAAGTATAGGTTATCTATACGAGTACTTAGTAGAGTTTCCACAGATATATCCTATAAAGGGGGCGGCAGACAAAGTTGTAGCAGATATTAACGCATCTCTTGTGTTACATCGAGTAAAGTTTCATTTTGGTAAAATAGGTTTATACGAAAGTAATCTTAAACGTCTTGGTAAGGCTGACTACCCTGATGTGTATGATTCAGCACTACTAAATGAATATCAAATTTCCGATGCTCCATACTTGGAAGAACATATTCAAACTGTGCCTGTCTACGAAAAGAATGAAAACGTAGAAATAACCTTAAAGTCCAGTCACCCTGCCCCTGCAACTCTTAGAGCTTTGTCTTGGGAAGGAGACTATTCACCTAGATTTTATAAACGTGTCTAATTACATACACCCACTTACATTGGAGGCTGCCGCCGAGGTTGCCTCTAATCTCCGCTCAGATGACCGTAGAGAGGTAGAAGAAGGCCATGGCATACCAATAGCCCTCTTACCCTCTATCATGGCTCACAACCCCTCCTACGTGTATTTTACAGTGCCTGACGGCAAGACTGCTGGCA